TTTTTTTAGCTTTGGATTTTTTTGCATAGTTTGGATCTTTACAATATTTAGATGCGGCCATATTTGCATATGCGCTGGGATATGTATCAAATGTACGTTTTGCCCAAGCTTTACCCTCTGGACATATTTTACCGCCACTTTTTACTTTCTTTGCCATTATTTTATTTTACCATGTTTTTTTCTAATCGCATCTTTGCCACGTCTAAATATCTCTGCTTGTCTTGGCTTACCGCCATATTTAGACCTTTGCTCACCAACAGTTAATATTTGAATTTTTCTTGCAAAAGCTTTTTTTATTTTTTTAACTTTTGCGACTGTATCTCTAGCATCTTGCAAAGTTGCATATTTAATTGAAACAGTATCTTTTGGGTTTTCATCTGTATATAGACGACGACCACTACCTTTTGGTTTTTTTCCTGTTCCTTTTTTTGGATCTGCCATTTAACAACGCCATTGTCTACGCGACCAATAGTTTGCTTTGGTTCTATCGCTGCCTAAATTTTTACTACGAGCACAATAAGCTTTTCTTTTTTTAGGATTATTAGGATGAGCTCCTAGCTTAGGATCGCCAAAAGTCACGCGTTTGATATTACCAGATGCAGGATCGCGAACAAAAACTTCTCTAGTTTTTTTACCAAATCCAGGAGAACCTTTAGAGATTCTCCTAGGTTTGTTTAGGGTTACTTTTTTACCCTTATATTCAGCCATTAATCGTATTTCTTGATTAACACCAGGATAATATTATAAGTATCGCCACTAGAATGACCGACTGTTGTAAAATCTATGTCTCCAGTCACTCCACTGCCCGCATTGTTAGGTATAGCTGTAAAATAGTCATAATACTCATCGCCTGTACTATCAGCAGGCAACCCTGCCAATAATACATTTGTAGAAGCATCAAATTCTATATTTACGCCCATACCTCTTGTCATCCAATAAATACGCGCAACAGAAACTTTGGTACAGGTTTCACCCCTGCCGTTTTTAGCTAACGCAGATACGTCAACTTTTTTAACAGCGCTTTCGCCTGAACCGTCTGAAACATTAGTAAATTTAACAACGGCTTGTCTGTCGCCATCCTGTATTGTTTGGGATGTAACTGTATCAGCCATATTTAACTCCTAATATTAAGCGTCAGCAAATGGAGTTACTATAGTTCCTGAACCTAATACTATACCTTCGATATTGTATTTAGCAGATGCCATAGCAGTACATCTAATAACAGAGCCTACAAGACCACCTTTGGTTGAGCCGTTAAAAGTAACTACATCGTTTGATGCGCCTGATATGAATACTTTACCACTTGCATTATCTTTACCAATATAAAGACCACCAACAAACTTATCTGTACCATCAGTTAAGATGTCCATATCAGTAGCTGCGGTTTCAATAACAAAAGTAAAACTAGCGCCTAGGTTGTTTAATTGATTTGGGTCATCGTCGCTGCCTGGTGCAGTAGCAACAATACTTGGTAAGGTAAACTTACCATCTGCATCGTTACAAAGTAATATTTTGCCTGCATGAGCATCAACGGTTAAAGTAGTATCAGCCGTTAAGCTAACGACACTTGCATTACCCGATGAAATAAAACCAGATAAGGATCTAACTGGTCCTGAAAAAGTTGATTTAGCCATAATTTTCTCCTAACTAAATATGTTGCGCCATCTTTGGAGTAAGTCTGCCGAGCCAGTTGGTGCAACGATTAATCTCGGTTTAATTGATTGTAAGTTAAATATTAGAAAAAAGAAAGGGAGCCGAAGCTCCCTTAAAGGAGTAATCTCTAGGTTAAGCCCCTTGAGATCCAAATACGCATCTGTAGTTTGAGAAACCAAAAGAGTATCTCTCTCTAGCTTTGTAGCGCATGTTACCTGTGTCGAAGTCACCTTCCAATGAAGTTGTCATTGGGGATCTTTCAAAATGCTTGAAGCCATCTGGACAATCAGTCTTAATGAAGAAAGCGTCAGTATCTGTCAAGTAGTGGTTGACCACATATCCTTGAGGTAGCATACCTTGATTTCTTATTGAGTTGATGTCGTTGTCAGATGTTCCAACTCTTCCAGGACTGCTCATAAGTCTATCAGCAACAAATTGCAAAGCAGGCGGGATAATCAATTTTTGCCCTTGCAAAGCAATAGTTAAGTTTCTGTCGTCAACAAATGTTGAGATAGAGATAAGCGAATCTTCCAAAGAAGTTTCATTCAGATCAGTAAATGAAGAAGGCCTATTACTTAGTGTGCCACCACCACCCAGAGGGTGATCTGTAGCAATAAGTGGTTTGCCGTCTCCACCATTAAAGTCTGTTGAAAACGCATTATTTAAAACAGAAGCAGCTTTTATTTGCTTCGTGTTCGCCATAGATCTAGCCAAGGCTTTTGTGTACCTTGAACCAAGTCTATCATATAAGTTATCCTCGACTGCCTCTTCAGTTAAAGAGAAAGCAAGTGATATGGTTTCGTGTGTGTAACGAGATGTATAACCCTCAGTTGAGTTATCAAATGATACACCTGCACCTTCAGCTTTTGTCGGTGCGCTACCAAAACCAACGATCATTACTTCTTCTTCAAATGCTCTATCTGAAGTTTCAGTTTCGAAGATTTCTTCGTGCTCGGAATCGTAACGGTTGTACTCCATGCCAAAAAGGGCATTTAATCCTGGTTCCAATTCTTTCGCTAATTGAGCTCTGTTAATTGCCATGATTTATACCTCTTATGCTAAGCCAGCGCCTTTTACGCCCATTATGTGATTTTGAATTACTACAAGTACATTAGTATTCGCTGAACCAACATCTGAATTATCAGGATCTTCTGATATATCAATTGCTTTCAACGGCAACGTAGTAGCTGTAGCCCCTGTGGTGACGTCTAATTCTGCGCCTGATTGTCCAGTAATGGTACTTCCGCTATTGGTGTAAACAATATCAAAGTTACCGAACAAGTCAGCAACTGGGAAAGTATCATCAGCTTGGATTTCATACACAACATCAGGATCGTCAATTACAAAAGCGATAATGTCTGAAGCATTGGTGCTCGCTGGATAGTGAGCGCTAAAGACTTGTTCGCTTGTTGTAGGATCGGTGAATTGACACCCTTGAAAAACTCCAACTATAGGAACGGTGCCGCCATCAGCGTGGAGTTCTATACCCCCGCCAGTTACTTGAGCAACCATATCTCCTGTGAAGATACTTGTTCCATAGTTTGCAGCGATTCTATACCTGTTTGTTCCACCAGATAAAGGAGCACCACTTAGTTTTTTAACAGGTTTCATACCGAATGAAGCATCTTTATTTGCCATTTTTATTACCTATAATGTTAAAAATATAATTTAGTAGGAAAGATTTAATCTCTTTCACCACCACCAAAAGTAACGCTTGAACTTCTCTTAGGATTTAAAATCGGAGAAGATGGGTCAGATTCCTTCATTAAATCATTATCTATTGCATCTTGTTGCAATTGAGCGCGGTTAGAAAAGTAAGCGTTTCTTTCTTCTCGCGTTTCGTTCGGAATCTTTGCCAAAAGCAAACCACCCACAGCGACAACACCTTCGTGCTTTCCATCGTCCATCGTTGGAAGTTCAAAGTCTCCAATCTCTTCTTTACGCACCAGTTCAAAACCTTCACGTAATCTTGACATTACATTCTTTTTATCTTCCTGACCGACGATTTCGGCTCTTATCCACCTGTAGGTATAACCTTCAGGGGGTGGTGGTGTCTCCAACATTGAGGGGGGACGCCAAGGTTTGCGAGCTTCACTTGTGGCTCGAGTGTCAGCAGAGCGTGGTGCTCTGTTATTGGATTTGATGTCTTTATCAGCCATATTTTATCCTTTTAAATGTTTTGCGTACTCTTTTAAGGGTACGTTTAATCTTTTAGCCATCTCGACTTGACTTTTAGTCAGCCTGACTTGTTTCCTACCTTTAGAGTTGGTTGATCTACCAGCTGGAGCAACAGTTTGTTGCATCTTGCTTTTTTCAACAGCTCCACCGTCAGTAAACTTATGTGGAAACTCAACTCTCATTTGTTTATCAATCTCATCATAATACATAGAATCGTTTGGATCAAACCCTTGATCCAAAAGTTTGTTATGAATATTAAATGCAACTAAAGTCATTGGCTCATCAGAACCAAACCATTCATTCTTTTGTGCCCATTCTTCAGCTTTTGGATCAGGTTGTACTTGTTGCTGTGGTTGCTGTAATGAGTTTTCAACAGTTTGTTCACTTGTTGATGTATCTTTAGTAGGGGCTTGCATTTTTGTAAACTGAAGTTTGCTCTCTTCTACAGTAATCTTATCTAAAATCTCTTGAGCTTTAGTTACTTTGTCCCAATCTTGTTCTTGATAAGCTGTTTTAAGAACATTGTTCGCTTGCGCTCTTTGTGATTTAAGTTTATTTTCAGCCTCTAACTGATAACTATTAGTTAACTGAGTAGCATTTTCTTTCAGTTTACTGTTTTCGTCTTGTAAAGATTTTGCATATGCGTATGCAGATTCAGCCGCCCTTTCTTGCTCTCGCATTTTTTTAGTAAGCGTAGCAATACGTTTTTGCACATTCTTTGAGTAATCCTCATACTCATCTTTTTTCTCTTCGACAGGCTCTTCTTCAGAACCTTCTTCAACAACTTCAAGCTCATCTTTAGGCTCTTCGACTACCTCGCTGTTAGCTTGCGGTTGCTCTTCTTCTAAATTTACAAGCTCGCCTTCTTCAACTTGATCTTCAATTTTTTCTACTTCTTCTTGCATAAGATTATCCTATGTTATAGCGTAACGATGTCATCGGGATTATGTATTGTCGCGATAACCTCGTCATCGTTAATAATACGGCACTCAGCGTCATCGCCTAATTTAAAACGTGCGCCTGCATACCTGCCAATTAATACCCATTGTTTTTCTTCACACCAAGGGGTATCACCAAACTTGTTTTCATCTTTATAACAAAGTGGTCCCATCTTTACAACATAGGCCACAACTGATGCTAAAGCTTCTCTATCTACAGTATCCTTGACTAACTGAATCCCACCTTTCGAAACACCTCTACCCTTGTAAGGTAAAATTAAAATACGCCAACCTGTAGGACTAGGCATGCGTTCTATCAAAGATTTATCTATAAGTGTGGGGTCTAAGACTCTATCTTCTGGTGATACAAAAGCATCACTCACTTCAGATTCTGATTTATCTTTTTTGGCTTGGGATTCGACCTCTTTTGCAATATGGTCAGGGACTAGAACTTTTTTCTCCGTCATC